TATTACTCTTCGTTGTGTATTTATAAAAATTTATTCTTTTGTACGTTTATTTACGCGTAGCACGTTTTTTAGCTGTTGCTATCATTTGTTCAGCTGAATATCTCCCGTTGGTGAAAGTTTCTGTTTTCAACCGAGCTACTTCTAACAACCTCTCTGGAGGAATTACAACCCCAACACGTCCGAACCTTTTGTTAATGTACAAACGTATAATCGGTGCGTAACCAAGTTGTCTCAACAAAGGTTTCAACTCATCGTAACTAAACTGCAGCGGTTTCCCAGCTTTGACGTTTTTAGCGTTGGCTAGAACTATAACTTTAATTAAATTGATCCTCATGTAAAAAGGAGCCCAGTGGAAGTTCAACCCAAGAGTGTGGGTTCTTCCACGTTTTAAAATTAAAACTAAAGGTGTCTTGTCGTAAGTTTGTTCTTTGTCTTTAGCGTCATAAACTCCAAAAATTAAATTACCAGGTTTGAAATGAGATTCTTTAAGAGGTTGTTTTTCCTTAATGAGCTCTTTGACCTTTTTCTTAGCTTGGAAAGGATTGAGCTCTTTCAAATTAGAAAGCGCCCCAGCACCAAATTGCTTAATCTTATTTAATATGTTCAACTTACACTCTACCCATTTGGTTATTTATAATTCCATCATTAGCTGTACAAATATAGTTAAAACGTGTTAAAACGTGTTAAAATATAAATAACTAAATGGAAACATTGTATTTGGAAAATGGTAAGTGAAATGAGTTCAGTTGTTCAGAACATATTACACAACACTTTAGGTGACGGTGCTAGAAGCGCTAAGTTTAACGTGATGTTTTCTTTCACCAACCCTAAAGCTAACCCAGATTCTGGTGCTTTGTTGGCACACGGTAAAACTAGCAGTTTTCCGGGTAAGGCGAACACTACTATAGATTTCAAATACAAAGGGCGCACTATACCAATCAAAGGACAGGTTAAATATACGCAAAGTTGGGAATGTACTTTTTATTTGAGTGAAGACCATACTTTGAAGCACGAGTTGGAGAATTGGATAGAATCTTTGGACCAGAGGCATAATTATTTAAACCCGAGTGAAACGAAGTCAGTTAGGGAGACTCAGTTAAGACATAACGTGCATGGTTATACGCAAAACGCGTATATATATCAGCGTGATTTTGAAGACACTAGGGATACTGCGAAGTACACGTTGTTTAATGTTTTTCCTACTGAAATATCGCCGGTTCAGGTTAATTATGAATCTAGGGGTGAGTTGTTGGAATTTACTTGTACGTTCTCTTACAGTCATTATTCAATGGAAACCATCCAAGGTACCCAAGGTAATTTCATAGACCAGGCGGTTGGAAAAGCGTTTGACACAGCTAACGGTATTGTAGATGGAAACATAGCAAAAATACAAAACGTTGTTGGAGTTGCAAGCGATTTATTCGGGACTGCATCCAAGCTTGGAGATTTGAGTTCTGGTATTCTTAGCGAAGGTAGTAATACAGGCGCGGTTAGTTCTCTAAACAAACAAGCTCAGGTTATGGGTGCAAATATACCACCTAGTACAACCACCAGCATAGATAGTAAAATAAAGTCAGGACATTTGTATGGCTAATTTTACAATAACAGATTTAAAGAAACATTTAGGACCTGGGCTGGGTCTTCGGAAAAACAAATATTTGTTGGAGATACCGATTCCTGGGGTTGAAGGTTCTAAGATTAACGTACTAGCGCGCAGCGCCGGTTTGCCAGAGCGCACAATAACAACCACATCCATGTACCACAAAGGACGCCAGTACAATGTTAGAGGTGAAACAGACTATGGCGGTTCTTATGAAGTTTCGATAGTCGATGACTCCAACATGGATATTAGAAAACAATTTGACTCGTGGTTGAAACTAGTTGACGACTCTAGACCTAAAAATTCTGGATTGTTTAGTGGCGCTAGTTACGAAAACACGTTAAACGATGCATTGGGCATCATTAAATCTGGAATACAAACTGGCAACGCCGTTAAGGACGCTGTTAAGTCACCAGCCAATACAGTCGCCAACTTCCTGAATGGGGCAGTGGATCCAGCTGTGTCAAATTCAATATCTAAGTACCAAACCGATATTAACATTTGGCAGTTAGATACCAGGTCTAACAAAGTGTATGGTTATAAAATACAAAACGCGTTCCCTTCACAATTAGGCATAGTGACTTTGGATGACGACAACCCAAACACGTTGTCAGAATTTAGCGTAACGTTCTCGTTTAGCGAATTTATACCTCTAGACGGTAGCCATATACCCACGCAAATATTGAACACGTTAGTGGGGTCGACTGGTAGGGATGTGATAAACGGAACTAGAACTTTATTCAAATAAACATTTTGAATAATAAAAATAAACAACACATAGTGTTGTAAAAAACGGAGAAAAAAATGAACAAATTAAGTGAATTAAAAGCTGCATTGGGTGCTGGCGCTAGGGAAAACAAGTACAGAGTTAATTTCTCAATACCTAGTGTAGTTCCAGTAGCATCTAGTTTGCAAGACGCAGACGCGTTATGCAAAGGTGCTAGTTTTCCAGGTGTTAGCGTTGGACAAATTGAAGTTTTTAACCAAGGTCGAAAACTAATTATTCCCGGGGATACAGAATATACAAATACTTGGGCTTTGACTTTTTACACAACTGAAGACCATGCGTTGCGTAAAGATTTGATTTCTTGGATGTCAAGTACGGACAATTTTCAAAACAACCAACATAGCGGCAACCCCTCAGCGATCATGGGCGAAATGTCAGTCGAGCAATTAGATTCAGCAGGTGTTGCAACTGTTAAATATACGTTCCACAACGTTTTCGTCCAGGATATTGGTGAATTAACACTTGGTGACGACTCAACTGATACAATCCACGAGTTTGAAGCAACGTTCTCATTCACAGACTGGGTGGTTGGTGACGGTTCTTTGAACAAACCGTTAGCCGGTAACCCACCATCATTAAACAACATCGCAGTATAATTATTTTGAAGGGCGTGAAGGGCGTGAAGGGCGTGAAGGGCGTGAAGGGCGTGAAGGGCGTGAAGGGCGTGAAGGGCGTTAATAACGCCCTTCTTCCTACACAAACGATGGCGTAACGTTCATCATAATATTAAAATGAAGCAAACACCGAACTAACACATCCGCACAAGATATAAATATACTTTAACGAGGTACATTCAATTGAATTTTGCTAAAGGTATACAAAAAGCGTACAGTACTAATTGGTCGTACGTCAATACATTCGGTGTTCATTTTATATTTGGCAAGCACAATTCCATTCAGTCTATTTGGGCGGGTATAGATCCTAGAGATATGGGTTTGTACATTCGCAACATAAACACACCGCAGTTCAACAATACCGCGATTGAAGGTTACATTGGTGACCAGTATAAAATCCACAACGGTAGAAACGAAATGTATAGATTTACTGTAGGTTTTAGGGATTTTGACCAGATGAATTTGTACAGGCGTTTTGTTATGAATTATAATTTTCAAAGAACGTTGTATTTTGACGAGTGTAAGTTGAGTGTTTTGTTGTCTAAAGATGCTGACTATACGAATGAGACGGACGTCAATTTGATTCAGTACGACAATTGTTTGATTGAGTCGATCAGTCAGATACAATTCAACAACGAAACAGAATCACAAGTAGCTGAGTTTGATGTCGAGTTTAAATGTACAACACCTTTTGTTTTGTAAAAATAATGTGTCATGGGGAATCACTAATTGTCAGAATATCCACTAAACGTAAGAATTAACAGAAAGCGTGTTTATTTTAGAAAATGGCGCGTTAAGGACAAAAATAAGTTTTTGAATAACAAACACGACCGGGTTAGGGTTAAAGAGGCGTTGGTGTATGATTGTCTGAAAGATGAGTTGAATTTAAGTGATGAAGAGTACAAATACATGTTGATGGTTATTCGCGACGCATCTTTACCTAACGAAATCAGTTATGATTTTACATGTGAATGTGGTCATAGTTACGTCTACACCCCAAAATTAACAGATATTATGAAACCAGTTTTTAATGGGTACGGTGTTATTTCAGCTGGCGATGTTAGTTTTGAAATGCAACCTATTCAGAATCGAGAGTTTTATGAATCTACTATGGAAGGATGTTCTAAGTCAGAATATGTGTTGTTTGATTTTCTATTACATATAAAAACGATGAATGGAGATGATTGTTTGAGTTTTGATGAATTGTTGAACGAAATCAATAACATGGATGTTGATGTTTTTGAAGATGTGTTCATACAGTGGAATTCGATGAAGTTCAAGGTTAATAACATAGCACCAGTCACGTGTCCAAAGTGTAGTTTAAAACAACTATATGAGTTTGATGATTTGCCTAATTTTTTCCCAGAAACTTGGGACGTGTGAGTTACCAAAAAAATGTTAGAAGTTCAGCATGTTTATGGAGGGAGACGTTTTGCAATTCGTCCATACAATACATCACAAGAGAAAGATTTGTTGTTGTTGGGTACCATAGGTGAGTATAATTTGGACGTCGCTTTGCGTATATGTAAAGTTGACCAGCACGTTATTGACACGTTGTCGTTTTACGAAAAGTTGGCATTTTTGTACAAGCTTCGTGAAATATCCATAGGTTCAGAAATAAGCGTTACGTTTACATGTAAATCTTGCGGAACCGGCAGTGAAAATACAATAGACATCGAGCATATTATCGAACCTGCCAAATCAAAGAGTGACCTCGTCGTAGATGTATATGAGAAAATAACCGATGAAAACATACATAAATTTCTAAACAAGCCTGAGAGTTATGTTCATAATTTGGAGTTGTCAGAGTTCTATCATCTCAAAGATGTTGTGAAAGAATCTTGCGTTGAGTTCGTTTTTAGTCGCGAAGTTACATGTCAGAAGTGTAAAGAAATTAATTATATAAACATAGAGTCACCTAAATTCTGTATAGATGTTATGAGCGAAGATTCTCTAGTTAGTCTGTATCAATCCTACAATGATTTAATTTTTTTCGGAAAATACACGAAGTTGGATATCGATTCAATGTACCCGTTCGAACGGACTATTTTAACTCAGATGTTGAACAAAACTAGAGAGGATTTGAACAATGCTTGAGGAGAATAAAACATACAAACGAAGAATCAACAAAGATACAGCTACAGCTGATGAAATTCGCCGAGCAGATGAACGGTTAGTTGATTTTATTGAAGACGCAGGTTTGCCAAATGCTGCGGATGCTGTTCAGGAAATTATAGACAAACCAGACGTTGAAACTGTTCATGAATCCAAAAAAGACCCAAACACGTTTAAAATTCTTAGGGTTCAGAGAAAAATATTAGAAGTTCTTGAAAAAATAGAAGCTGAGATGGTTGATGAGCAAGACACGAGCATCAAACACAACGTCGACAGTTCAAACGCTTCTGTAGAAACTGTTAAACATGTTTCCGAAACAGTTATTTCTGGTACAGACAGTTTTGATTTTAACGATTTGCTTAGATTGATCAGTTTAAAACCATCTCCAAATAAAAAAGACAATAAAAAAGACAATAAAAAAGAAAATAAAAAAGAAAATAAAAAAGACAATAAAAAGGACAATAAAAAGGACAAAATAAAAAAGGCGTCCAGTGAGAGACGAGGAACTAAGAAACAACCAAAAACGCCTAAACCGGTTAGTGAAATAACCAGCAAGTTAGGAAAAACTGCTAAAGGTGCTTTGCGGTTTATGAAAGTTGCTGGTCCAGTTGGTGTTGCGATTACTGCTGGGTTGGCTATTTCTGATGGTTTAGATGGATGGGACAACGCAGCTGAAGAATTAGGAATAGACGGCGAGCTTACTACAGCTAATAAAGCATCTGCTGCTTTGGGTGGTGTAGTTTCTGGGATTTCATTCGGAACGTTAGATAGTGCAAATTTATCCAAAGGGTTTAACAACGCGGCTGGTGGTAATAAAACAATATCCAAGTATGAAAAGGAAGGTATTTTAGACCACGAAATTTGGGGCAATTCTGAGATAACGGATTGGAAAAAACTAGCTAAGTTGAAGGCTCAAGAGATTCAAAAGATTATAGACCTCGATGATTGGTCAGATTCAGTTCGTGAACGTTTGGAAGTTTTAAAAACAGCTGCTCAAGCTATGATAGACCAATCTAAGGTTAGTTTACTCGAACAGACTCCTAAACATGAAGATGTCAAACCTGTAAAATACACCATGAAAACCATACCGATGGTACCTGTTGAAGGTTCACCTGATGTGTTAGTCAGCGCTAATAAATCTTCAACGGAA